GACTTCGCCGTCGCGTTGACAGTCCGCTGATAGCTCAACGCTCCTTCGTTCAGTTCCTTCCGTTTCTTATCCAAGTCGACTCGCAGCCGCCTGACGGCTTTGTGCGCTTCTTCAACTTTGCCGATTCCGTCGTCGGCAACAGTCAGATCCGCGTAGCTCAGCAGCATTTCAATCATCGGTTCAAATGACGCCAAGGCATCCACTGCCTGTTCCGTCATTGACTTTGTTGGTCGTTCCACAATGCTCATACAATCCCTCTCAAGGTTTCAAATTTGTCTAGCCATTCATGCGTCGCCGCGTGCCAGCAATCGCGATACATTCCATCCAATTGCCTTCGGGTGATTTCGCCCGCGCGGAATCCGTCCAATGCTTCTTTTTCAATCGCTCCATGCCTAATGTCAGCACAATGAACGTGCAGCAAATCAACGCCGGCAATGCCCAAAGCAAACCGCAAAGCTGCGTCTGCGTCGGCTTGTTTGTTCCTCGTCTCGTCTGCCTTCCATTCCCGAGTAATCTCACCACTCAGGATCTCATGAGCATCGTGGACCAACGCCCACAACTGCTCCGCTGGCGACCTCTCCGAGCACATCCACAAGACCTCAAGCGAGTGTCGGCAGACGGTGCTTTCCGGATGTTGGCCACCGAATCTATAAAGCCGGTGAAGGCAGTCAGCGACCCATTGCGGATCGCTGACGCACTTCGAGGCCCAATCGTCGATAGATTGGATGAAAGCCATTACCACGGCCTCTGTGCTGGGGCTGATTCGGTCGGTTCAAACGCCTGTTCGACCAGGGACTTTTCAGCGACTGGTGGTGCTGTGTTCAACCGGGCTTTGTACGACTTGATCTCGCTGCGTGGGTTTCCGTTTTGATCGGTGCCCATTTTGACGACAGCAAGAAAAGGAGTTTTCATTGAGCCGTCGATAACGTCTTTGATTGACGGGTCTGGATTGCGTGTCGTCAAAGCAATCATCGCCTTCAACTGCGAGCGTCCGATTCCTTCTGCTTTCGCTGACTTGTTCTTCACGTTGAAGCCATCGAACAAAGTTCGATTCATGAACTGCCCGCCGGCAATCTTATATTCCACATTCATTCGCTCGCCGGTCCCGTCCTTGGTCGGCTTCTTTTCCATCTTTACAACCACAACCGGATACTCTCCAGGCGGTACAGACTCGAAAGAACTTGCCTCAACTTTGTCTAACTGGTAGTCGCCAAAATCGCCCATAACTCACTTCTCCAAAAGAAAAACTAAACTGCTCAAACACCACAAACACACGTTGATTCACTTAGGCCAAAACGACTGATAAGCCGTCCAACTGAATTCGATTTCCTCCGGCATCGCCAGCCGGTTCTTTGCCCGCACGGCTGCCGATTCGCAGGTGCGAACGTAACGCTCTGTCCCACCGACGCCGATAGCTCGCTCTTTGTTAAATCCTTGGTCTTCTTTGCGAACGAAGACCCGGTAAGAAGCGAAGAAAACTTCGTCGGCCCATTCCTGCCACATTGCTGACGCAGCGTCATGCAACGCAGGCTGATAGCGGTCGAACGAATCCTGATCAGGGCTTTCAAATCGCTTCACCTGAGCATGTGCCAGCAGCACAATTGCCATGCTGCGATGACTGCGAAGATGTTCCAGGGCAATCATCACGCGGTCCCAGTATCGGAGAGCCTGTTTGTATCCGGCTCCATAGCCGATGTCGGCAATTGAATCCTTGCCAGCAGCCTTTGCCACCTCGTGATGAATCAGCGATTCCAGCCAGTCCATTGAGTCGATAACGCAGGTGAAAAAATCGTGCTTCTGTGTTCCAAGGAACACCAATGCGTCCATGACCTCTTCGAACGTCGTCAGGTGCTGCGTTCGCTGGCAGTCGATGTTGTTTAGACCGTCCTCAAGATTCAGGATGCAAGCACCCGGAGCACTTGCCGCCCATGTGCTTTTCCCTATGCCGTGCGTGCCGTACAGCATGCACTTCCGAGGGGCCTTAACCTTGCCGCTGATAATCTTCATCTCTCTTCTCTCCGTTTCAAATGACACTCAGAACACAACACTCTCAACCCATTCGATTCGCAAAACAGCCGATCGGCGAACACGCTCAGATCGGTAAATGATTTCAGTGAGCCACATGGCTCGATGTGATCGACTTCAACGTCTTTGCGTGCGAACCATCCTTCGCATCGCTCGCATTGGAATTCCCACTTCAGCCGCTTGTTGTCGCTCTCGCTTTTTCGCTTGGCTTCATTCAACGCATGACGAACCAACGGAGGCCATCGACGTGACAACTGACGAAGACCTGAGCGAATGAATCCCCAGAACGCGGCCTCAGTCCATTCGCCACCGGCGCGAGTTCTGGGAACTCTGTCTGTCTTTGCTTTTCGGCTCATCGCCGTTCCCCCGGCAATGGCTGACCGATTCCAACAGTCGGAACGATCGGCGGACGATCGGGTTTAATCAGCGGCCCTTCGACATCGACAATCCGCTGAATCTCGGCGCGATGAATCATGATTGACTTGTGAGCGTCAAAGCCGATCCGGGCTTTGTCTGCTCTGATCTCAATCACCATGATTTTGATTTTTTGAGGCACTGCACACGCCGGAACAGTGATCTCAATAACTTCGTCAACCTTGCGGGACAGAATCAGCATGCCCATGGGGCACCTCCGTGAGGCATAGAGAAAAAACAGAGGCCGCTCTATCCGTGAGCATTTAACCAGGCTTTCACACCCGGACCTCAAGACCACCGAGCCGTGAGCGAATCGACTCAATCCGCCACCTGAACGGATCGCCCAGAAGCCTCGATGCTTCCTTCGCCTGGACGGTGGATCGGTCTGCTTTAGACCAAAGCAATTTGCTCAGTTGCTGAGTGCCGCACAGCCTGCCGAGCGCAGCCGGGGGTTAACGCAATTTGAAACCTGCGCCCCGGAGAGGTTTGCTCTCAATAAGTCGGCGGATATGTTTTGTGAACACGCCGTGAGCCCTGTCGAATTTGCTTCCGTTCGGCTGTGACCTCGAAGGAACAGCAAACAATGCAGGCAGATGACAGTCCAATGAGTGCGGTGATAGCTATTGCCGCCAGTTCTAAAAACGCTTCAGTCATGCTCGCTCCTTCGCCGTGTAGGTTGTCACTGTCTTGCCACTCACATCGCACTGTCGCTCGCCGGCTTCAATCGCCAGCCCATCGCGAACCATCTTGCTGATCCGTTTGCGGTAAGTGTCCGCCTCGTGATCAGGATTCAGCCTCTCACATTCGCTGCCAGCTTCTCGGGCTGTTAGTGGAGACTTTGCTTTTCGCAGGACTGCCAGCATTCGGCCTTCGCAGGTGCTGATATGTGGCTCCGTCTCCGCTGCTGATTGCTGGCTGGTGATTGGGTCGGACTTGCGGGAGAGTTTTGCGGGCGGGTCAAAGAGGGTCTTTTGGATCATGGGGCGACCTCCTCAAGCTCGTCTTCCATCTCGAACAATCGAGGTGAAGCAACTGCCACAACTTCTTCCGTCGCCTCAAGATTCAATGCCGCCTGATTGAAATAGCTTGGCTTCAATTCGGCACCAATTGCCATTCTGCCATTGATTGCTGCCCCGTACACCTCAGACCCTACGCCCATAAATGGAGTCAGGACGATTTCACCCGGATTCGACCACATCACCACCGCTCGTTCAATTACATCCAACTGCAACGGGTGAACGTGTTTTTCGTCTTCTCCGTCTTTTGCTTCACGAAACTTCAACACGCGATCGATTCGAATGTCCATCCAAACGGATGACGCATACTGTCGCCAAATGTACTGAGAGTAAGCGTTCTTTTTTTGGTCGCCTACATAGCCTCGGTACTTGCTGAGTTCCGCTGGTGGCTGGTTTTCCCCGGCGTAAGACATCAGCCCTTCATCATGGTTGACGGAGATTGCGTTCTCTCCCTTCTTGCGAAACATCAGTAGGTAGTCAGCGTTCGCAATTGAGCAGCGAGTTGAATCTTCGCACAAGGTTTTGTGATGCAGGCTTTTCATCATCGTGCGGTTTCGAACCATTAGCGGTTCTTTCCAGATCACACGACGGCCCGCATAACTGAAGCCTCGTAGTTCATGCTCTGCGATGATTCGCCCCGGCAGATCAAACATTGCATCACACCCCGAGTTACTCAGCGGAATGTCCATGCAATGCACTGCTGAAATTCGTCCCGGCTTTGTCAGCCTTGCAATCTGATCAATGCAGAATCCGTAGTGATCGAAGAACTCATTCGGGTCGAGACAGTTGCTCATGTCGCGATCGTCCGACGAATACTGATACAGGCCCGCGAACGGGGGCGAATAGACCGTTAGGTGAACTGACTCGTCAGGCAGTTTTGCCATGACTTCAATGCAATCACCGTTGTAAATCGCATACCGATCATTGACTACTGAATCTATTACAGCCATTGTGGAGCCTCAACTTCCTTCGTGTAGTTATTCACTCTTTCAACACGCACCGCGGAGTTCATTTCGCGTACCAATGCCTCAAACATTGCGTCCGCTCGCTTCGCTTTTGCTCGCATGTTTCCAAGTACTCGGATTTCGCCTTCCGTTGCGACCACATCAACGGTCACATTTTTCTTTTGGCCGAACCGATAGCACCGCCGAATACTTTGGTAATACTGCTCATAAGAATGCGACGGGAAGCTCACTACGTGATTGCAGTGCTGCCAGTTCAGCCCCCAAGCGCCGATCTTAGGTTTAATCACAAGCTTCTTTATTTGACCACTGGCAAACGCTTCATAGATCTCACATTTACGGTCGTCTGAATCGCGGCCCGATATCTGAACAGCTCCAGGAATGACCTTTTCCAGCATGTCGCCTTCGTCATCTAAATGGCACCACACGACAGCCGCGCGGTTGTGATTCACAAGATCCGCGACAAACCCGCAACGCTGATCAAGAGTGCGTCGTCGTTCTTCCCGCTCTTCGCCCATGCCGAACGCTGGCATGTTGAACAGATGCCCCTTCGGTGGTTTGTCAGGCTTAATGACGTGATCTGTTTCGGTAAGCTTAGGCAGCTTGTACTTTGCATCGCTGAACCCAAGGTCTGACGGCTTCTTACATGCCCTCGCCCACGATGCGACCCACTTCCAAAAGTGAGTGACAGCATGATGCTTCAGACGCCACTGGCCGATTGTTTGAGCAACGCGGTAGGCCAGTTTTTGGTAGTAGCTTGGATCGGCTTCAATCAGCCGCTCAGCCTGTTCTTGATTACGGATCTCAGTCTTCTGCCCTTTGTCGTCCAGCATTTTGAAGAAACGTCGCAGCATGTCGCTGTGAGATAGTTCTCCAAGGGCTTCCGATGATGTCCCGAGTTCAACGTAATCATTCGGGGCGGCTGTTGCGGTGCAAAGCAGGCGATAGTTCATTTTTGACATGAACCGCGTTATTCGCTTCCGCCGTGCTCCTGTCACTGACTTCAGAATTGAGCTTTCATCACAGACTACTCCCGCGAATTGAGATTCATCGAAGTGCTGCAGTCGCTCATAGTTCGTGACGACGATCCCGCCGTTATGCTGACCGTCTTTTGATTGACGTGCCTCGATACCAAACTTTTCCGCTTCTTTGCATGTCTGGCCAGCAACTGCCAGAGGCGTGCAAATCAAGACCGGTCGGTTCGTGTGACGATATACGTTTTCTGCCCATGCAAGCTGCATAAGCGTCTTGCCTAGGCCGCAATCAGCAAAGATCGCCGCGCGTCCCATTTGGACGGACCATTCGATTAGCGATTGCTGGAAATCGAATGCGGTCGGCGGCATGAATAGCGGAGTGAAACCGCTGCCAGTTCCGGCCTGAGCTTTTTTCCGAATGAAGTGGCTGTAGTCGGTGGCTGTGCTCACTTGACACCTCCGATCCCGAGGGCGATGTGCTGGGCGGTTGTGGTGTCTGGCTTTTGTTCGCGAAGGTCTAGCAACATGTCTGCAACCAAGTAGGCATCGTGCGCGGAGTTGTGGCAACCGTTTCCGCCAGCAAGCAGCCCCTGTATTGCCTGACCTGCAAACCAGTCTCTTAGCGTCATCCCCGGCGTGCAGTAGCCTCCGGGAGTCA